ACTACTCGGCAGCGTCGAACACCGGCTACCAATCGGCAGCCGAGGTCAGCGGCAAGGAGTCCGTCGCCGCATCCCTGGGCACCGAAGGCCGCGCTCGCGCATCTGCTGGTAGCGCCATCGTCCTATGTCATCGTGACGACGAGGGACGCCTCATCCATATCCGCGCCAGCAAGGTCGGTGAGAACGGCGTAAAGCCGGACACCTGGTACCAGTTGAGCGCCGAGGGCGAGTTCGTCGAATTCGACGAGTGAGCCGCCACCGAACAGCGAACGAGTCGAGGGGCTAGCGCAGCCAGACCTGACGCATCCGGGGAAGCGCCCGGCGTTCGCTCCATTTGCCCTGATACAGGGAGAGAGGAAGACATGGCAGAACTTCAAATCAAGATTGGTCGCACGTACAGGGCTAAAAAGCCGCGCGCCGTCAACTGCGGCGTAAGCCAGCTGATAAATGACCGAACCGTCAAGTATGTCGGAGCATTCGAAGTTCAGTACGACGGCCCCTCAGCAAGGTTCGGCCAGCACTATCCACGAATCCCCATCGAAAAGTTTCTCGCTTGGGCCGATCGCGATGTGACAGACGAACTTCCTGTTGGCGAATACGCCGAATGGCCTCCATCCAAGGCAAAAGCCTAACACCCGCCCGCGCCTGCCGGGCTCCCCAAAGCAGGCCCGATCCACCTGGCTCCCCATCGCCAGGCTGTATCGGAGAGTGGTCTAGGTAGCTCAGCGCGGTAGAGCAGCGAGCGCCAGCGGTCATGAACGCGAACGCTCATCCAATGCAGGTCGCGGGTTCGACTCCCGCCCTAGACCACTCCCCCATACAGCCAATCACAAGCCCCCGGGCAAGAGAGGAATCCATGCCAACCCTTTTTGAGTTCGCTGCAATGTGGGGAATTCTGCTTCTGACGATGTTTTTGCCGATCCGTTTGAAGCGTCGCCCTATTCAACCGCAAGACGCCTGACAGGAGGAGGACAGAATGAGCAAGCTCATTGGCTGGAGGGCGGAGAGCTACCTGTGGGTGCCGATATTTGAAGGAGATCCTAATACGAAGCTTCAAGGCGTCGGGCCTGAGTGGATGCAATCGGCTGACGCGTTCATTGAACGGCTCAACTCTGCCGGCTGGCGTGCTCATGCAGATTCACAGCATGACGGCGCTAGAGCCATGTTCAACGAACTCAAGGCCACCGCCTAACCGCGCCCTGGCGCATACACACACTGGAGGCAAGATATGGCAGCTGGTGACTACTACTCGTGCGACGTCTGCGGGGGGAAATGCTTCTACGACGCGAACCTGAACTACGAGTGGCCAGATAAGAACGGCAACGACTCGTGGGGCTACCACATCCCTGCTGACGAGATGATGCTCGGTACGAATTGCAAGCTCGACTACTGCGGCGACATCGCTGCTATCTGTCGGGACTGCCTGGCGACACACGAGATTGTTGTGCGAGAGAAGAGCAGCGCCTGACTTCCCCGGCAAGGACGCCACCCTTCAATGGGGATGAGTAAGCGGGCCTGCCAAGGCGGGCGTACGAATAGCGGCGAGCTGTTGTCCTCTCCACCAATGGTGACGCCACTGTTGACGTTTTGCACCGCTTGCCTGGCTGGCATCCAGGCCATCCCCACCCTACCCCTCATTAGCCCGGCAAGTCCGGGCATTTTTTCGCCTGTATGACGACAGCGATTCGGAACGCTGCCGCATGCACGCGAACGCGAGGTGAGACATGAAAATTGAATTCCGTCCGCACGTAGAAGTTGGCAGTAACGGATCAAAGTCATATAGCGAAGTTTTCCCGTTTGTGAACGGGCAGCCTGCTAATCAGATTGCAAGTTGTGGGTACTGCACTCTTAACCGGGATGAAAGTGAATGGTGTGATGGCTGGGTGGATGACAAAGAGAACGCCCCTTTCTTCTGTGGTCCTATTTGCACGAAGTTCGACCCGACCAGTGAAGCTGTTGATCTGATCGAAGCGATGGAGATTTAGCCATGAACACTGCATTGAAATACGCACAGGAACGCTGGGACAACGCGCTACCGCCCGACTATGACGGCGACCGCGAGTATGTCACTAAGCAAGTCGGCAAGCTTCTGAACTGCGAGGACGGTGATTGCGTGCCGTTCCATGATCGGAAAGAAAGGCCCTTTATCGGCCCTGAGTTTACGGTCTACGGATTCGCCGGATTCGTCCCTGAGTGGCTAGCGGAAGTCGACAGCAAAGAGTGCCCGATGACTCAGCTACTCCTAGCCGTCCGCCGAGGCGACCTGGAACTGGCCCAACGCATCTGGTTCCGCGCATTCGAATCCACGCTTATCGAGAACGCTGAGAAGCTGGTTAGGGAGAGACGAGCATGAGCATTGACTGGAGCAAGGCACCGGAGGGATGTATCGGAGCATTCGCCCGTATCATAAGTAAAACTGCATTCTTTGTATTTTCTAAGCGTCCATCTGACTATATGAGCAGAGAAGGATACGAGGGAGAAGGCGAGGATGGTCCCTATCACGTGTTCTCTGAGTATTGGGAATGGATAGATAAACCATGGGACGGCCAGGGCCTGCCGCCGGTTGGGACGGTGTGTGAAGTCAAGCACCGAGATATAGGCTGGGTTAGATGCGAGATTGTTGCCCACAAATCCTTTAGTTGTGGTGGCCTTACCCATGCAATCGCATGGATAGACGAAAACACCCTTGATCAATCTCAAGGGTTGCGATTCCGCCAACTCCGCACCCCCGAGCAGATCGCCGCCGAGGAGCGGGAGAAGGCAGTCGGTGATATGGCTATGTCAATTCAAGGAGTTCCATATCAGTACCCTACGCTTTACGCGCTATACGACGCCGGCTACCGCCGCCAGGAGTCATCCACATGACCATCACCATCGACCTGACCAAGGCCGCCCAAGTCCTGATCTTCGGCGGCTTTTTTGTGGGCAGCGTGTTCATGTTCGCCGTGGCGTTTGTGGAGGTGGCATGGCTATGAAGCTGACGACGACCGCCTACTACAACGAAATCGACCCGTATGCCGCCCAGTGGCTTCGAAACCTGATCGCCGCCGGCCACATAGCACCTGGCGACGTCGACGAACGATCGATCGAGGATGTTCACCCAGATGACCTCAAGCACTACACACAATGCCACTTCTTCGCGGGAATCGGCGTCTGGTCGCTCGCCCTTCGCCGCGCCGGCTGGCCAGATGATCGACCTGTTTGGACCGGTTCCTGTCCTTGCCAACCTTTCTCCTCGGCAGGCGAAGGAGCTGGGTTTGATGACCCGCGTCATCTCTGGCCACATTTTGCCTGGCTCATCCGCCAGCGCCGCCCTGGAGAAGTCCTTGGTGAGCAGGTTGCAAGCAAGGACGCGGAGCCTTGGCTCGACCTTGTACAAGCTGACCTGGAAGCCATGGAATATGCCTTCGGGGCTATCGCGTTTCCGTCTGCGGGCATCGGTGCCCCGCACATCCGTGACCGCACGTATTGGGTGGCCAACGCCATGCGCCAGGGATTATTTCCCGGCTCACTCTCCGGAATATATCGCGGCGAAGAAAGCCCAGGGTCACGGGATGGCGAACCTGAACGACCTGGCGCAATTGGCGGGATGGGCGACGCCAGCGGCCAGGGATTGGGTGAGCGCGTCTGCCTCGGAAGAGTTTCTTGCCGAGAGGCTGGAGCAGAAACGGGGGAAGCCACTCAGCGAACAGGTATTTACCTTGGCGGGATGGCCAACGCCGATGGCGGGCACTCCAGCTCAGAACGGGAACAACATGGCCGGCAACTCGGACTTCACCCGGAAGACCGAGGCGATCTGCGGTCGAACCATCGCGGGGCACGGGATGAGCCTTCCGGAAGACTGGAGCGGGCCCGCCCGGTTAACGGTCTCTGGGCAGATGCTGACTGGCTCTTCTGCCGGGATGGAAAGTGGCGGCCAGTTGAACCCGGCACATTCCCGCTGGCTCATGGGGCTCCCTCCCGAGTGGGACGACTGCGCGCCTACGGAAACGCCATCAATGCTGAAGCGGCGACGCAGTTCATAGCCGCATACATGGAGGCAGCATGAACACCAGACGCACAGCAATCTGGCTAGGCAGCCTTTTCGGCGGCCTGCTGTACCTGTTCATTCTCGCAGCCGGCCCGATCTGGGGCGGCATCATCACAGCAGAATCTACGCACCTGTCCGCAGCAGGCCGGTAAGCGCCTTTCACCTTCTACCTGGAGAACATCATGCCTCATGAACATATCACGCAAATTCCTGATTATCTGTTCACTTTCATCCTTGGTGTCGTTCTTGCTTTTCTATGGGCCTTTGCCGTCTTTCTCGCTTGGGCTTGGGGTAGGGCTTGGGCTTGGATTGATGATTCGAAGCCGCCGCGACACAACTTTCTGACCCATTGGGTTATGGGTCTACTTGGGTTTCATCTGGAAGATGATCGCTGGTCCATTTATGTCTACCGGCATTCAAAGAACAAGAGTGGGAGCGATGGTGCAAGTGGTTTCTTCTACCCAGTTCTGATAGCTGTCACAGCCCCTAGCCTTCTCCTGCTTTCCTTTGACCTCTACCCGATCACGGTATGCGGCCTGACGCTTTTTGCCGTAGCGCACCTTGCTCGCTTCGCGCGCCGGCACAAAAAGCTGTTCGACAAGCACATCGTCGATCCGAACGCACACAAGCAATAACCCCTCCCTTCACTGGCTGCGCATGCGCGGCGAGGATCACTCATGTCCGCAGAAACCCAACTGGTCGAAGTGCCGGCCAAAGAAACCGCACTCCAAGTCTACTCAGCCGCTAATGGCCTTGACCCGTTCCTGGCCAAGATTCGCGAAGAGATCGACGGCTTCGTGCCAGACGTCACTACCCGCAAGGGCAGAGAGGCTATCGCCTCCATCGCCTACAAGGTAGCCCGCTCCAAGACGGCGCTGGACAACGTGGGCAAGGAACTGGTCGCCGAGCTGAAGGAAGTGCCGAAGAAGGTCGACGCCGAGCGTAAGCGCATGCGTGACCTGCTGGACTCCTGGCAGGCAGAGGTACGCCAGCCCCTAACGGAGTGGGAGCAGCGCGAGGAAATGCGCAAGGCCAAACACCAGGCCGGCATCGATCAGATCAACCTGCGCCTGGAATGCCGCGACCTAGATTCGACCGAGTTGAAAGCCAACATTGAATGGCTGGAAGGCCTATCCATTGGCGCAGACTGGGAAGAGTTCGAAACCGAGGCCGCCCGCACCAAGGATAAGGCCCTGGTCGCGCTGCGCGAAGCCCTCGTTGCACGCGAGAAGTATGAAGCCGAGCAGGCCGAACTGGAGCGACTGCGCGCCGAAGCTGCTGCTCGCGAGCAGAAAGAGCGCGAGGAGCGCATTGCCCGCGAAGCAGCCGAGGCCGAGCGCCTGGCAGCGGAACGACGCGCCCAGGAAGAACGCGAAGCCGCCGCTCGCCGCGAAACCGAGGCAAAGGCTGCCGCCGAGCGCCGGGAACTGGAACTGCGACTCGCTGCCGAGAAGGCGGAGCGCGAGAAGTTGGAAGCACAGCAACGCGCCGAGCAGGCTGAGCGTGATGCACAGCGGCGCGCCGAAGAAGCCGCTGCCGCAGAGCGCCAACGGCAGGCAGACGAGCAAGCCAGGATCGAGCGCGAGGCAGCAGCCCGAGAAGCCGACAAGGCCCACAAGAAAGCCATCAACAACGAAGCCCTGGCGGCCCTGATCGCCGGCGGCATGCCCGAGGAATGCGCCAAGCAGGCGATCACACTGATCGCTCAGCGCAAGGTTCCTCACATCACAATCAACTACTGAGGTTCACATGGGAACTGCACTAACACCGCTCCTGACGAAGTTCGCCACGCGCTACGAGATGGGTACCACGCCTGAAGAAGTGGCGAACACGCTCAAGCAGACCTGTTTCAAGGGCCAGGTCAATGATTCGCAGATGGTCGCCCTGCTGATCGTGGCAGACCAGTACAAGCTGAACCCCTTCACCAAGGAGTTGTACGCATTCCCCGACAAGAACAACGGCATCGTGCCGGTTGTTGGTGTGGATGGCTGGGCTCGGATCATCAACGAGAACCCACAGTTCGATGGCATGGAATTCTCAATGGACCAGCAGGGAACCGAATGCACCTGCAAGATCTATCGGAAGGACCGCAGCCATGCCATCAGCGCGACTGAGTACATGGCCGAGTGCAAGCGGAACACCCAGCCTTGGCAGTCCCATCCGCGCCGGATGCTTCGCCACAAGGCAATGATCCAGTGCGCACGCCTCGCGTTCGGGTTCGCCGGCATATACGACCAGGACGAGGCCGAGCGGATCGTTGAACGAGACGTCACTCCCGCAGAACAGTACGAGGACGTCAGCGAGGCGATCTGCCTCATCAAGGACTCCCCAACAATGGAAGACTTGCAGTCAGCATTCAGCAATGCCTGGAAAGCCTACAAGACAAAGGGCGCGCGCGACCAGCTTACGGCGGCCAAGGACCAGCGGAAGAAAGAACTGCTGGACGCCCCTATAGACGTTGAATTCGAGGAGACCGGCGATGATCGAGCAGCGTAGTGATGAATGGTTCGCACAGCGCCTGGGGCGGGTGACGGCCAGCAAGGTCAAGGATGTGATGGCAAAGGGGCGCAGTGGCGCCCCTTCTGCTACCCGCCAGAACTACATGATGCAGCTCCTGTGCGAGCGCCTGACCGGCAAGCGCGAGGAAGGATTCACCAGCGCCGCAATGCAGCGTGGTACCGACCTGGAGCCGATTGCCCGCTCGGCATACGAGTTCAATGCAGGCGTAATGACGATCGAAACAGGCCTGATCATACATCCGCGAATCGATGGATTTGGCGCGTCGCCAGATGGCCTCGCGGGGGAGCATGGGCTCGTCGAGATTAAATGCCCGTCTACCGCAACCCACATCTACACGATGCAGTCGGGCAAGCACGACCCACAGTACGAGTGGCAGATGCTCGCCCAAATGTCATGCAGCGGCCGCGAGTGGGTCGACTTCGTGAGCTTCGACGACCGTCTGCCTGATGAATTGCAGTACGTGTGCTTCCGCTACCACCGCGACGAGGAACGCATTCGCGAGATGGAGTCCGAGGTTAAAGCGTTCCTGGAAGAGTTGGCCGAACTGGAAGCCGATATGCGCGGGAGGATGGCAGCATGAGAACCGTGCTCAAAGCCACCTGCGGCAAGCACTCCAAGGAAATATCCGTCTCGCAGATCACCCACTTCGTCGCCGAAGACAAGTACGTCATCGCGTACTACCCGGATGGCGTACTTGTCTTGAACGAAACGCTTAAGGCCCTGGAGGCTGAGTTCGCCGACGAGTTCATCCGCGCCCACCGGAAGGCCTTGGTCCGACGCTCGCTGATCAGCATGTTCAAAACCCGACCTGATGACAGCCAAGCCGGCGAGGTACTACTGCTCGGAACCGAGAACTGGATACCTGTCAGCCGCAGCCACTCAGCGCAGATCAAATCGGCGATGGGTGCGTGAGGGCCATGCCATGTACATCAAAAAAGATGTCATCGAGGTCATCAAGTACGCGGCGATGATGGCGGCCTGCTCTCGCCAGTCCTGGGGAATCTACCCCATGAACCAGGGTTACAAGGCAATGCCCTTCCGTGGCGACTATCACCGCGTCGTCGAAGTCTGCCACCCCTGACCGAACAGGAATAACCCCATGCACCAGCTAACAGCGAATCACCGCCCTTGCGGTGTGACGGTCACCGGCTGGCCCGAAGAAAGCCAGCTCATGACCCCAGACGACATTCTGCTATTCGCGAGAGCGGTGAGGCAGATAGCGATCAACCAAGCCCAGGGCGCCGAGGGTGTTCTGGTCTACCCGGAGGTGGGTGATGGAAGTCAAGGCGAAGACCAAGCGTGACTCCGGCCTGCGCACGGCGGTGCTCCTTCTGAAGCGAGCAAACCGCTACGTCGGGGTCCACAACAGCATTGGCGCCATGGACCTCAGCACAGAGATTGTCGAATTCATCGCCGCTATTGAGCGGCAGGAGAAGGGATTGTGAGCAACGAATTGACCGATGTGCGCTGCCCTTGCGGCGCCGAGTTCCAAGCCGACAGCTATGACGCAGGGTTCATTGCCGGCTCCGGCATGTGCCAGAACTGTGACGCTGCACTGCCCCCGAAAGATATTTGCACCTGCCCTTCCGGCAACGGCTCCCTCCGCCATCCCTGTCCGGCACATCCTGCGGTAGAGCAGGCAGGCGGGGATGAGCGCGACTTCCAGGCAGAGGGCGCACAGGAGGTTCCATCGCCAGTCTCACAAGAGTATGACCGACATTTGATCAGTCTTTTGCGTAAAGGTGAGGCACTTCCTGGCCACCAGGAGGAGGCCGCTGACGAGATCGAGCGCCTGCGCGATTGGAATGATCACCTGAACAACACCGTTCTACCCAACATACTCAATCCAACTTTCCTGATGCTCATGAAGGGCGGCGAGAGGCTGCTTGACCTGTGCACGAAGGACGGCGAATTCATTGGCGTATCGCTGAATGACATGAAGGACGTGTTTGATTGGATGGTCACGCACGCTCGAATTGCACCTGATCAAGCCGCCCTGGCGCAACCCTCCCCGAAGTGCGCGACATGCAATGACTCCGGCCAGATCGTCGTCAGCGGCCCCCACTACCAGGGCGAGTTCCAACCCCCCGAATATGAAACCGAGCCGTGCGATATGTGCGCACAACCCTCCCCAGCGCAGGCGGAGCAGGCAGAGGCGGAGCGGCCGGAGGTGGTGGCTCGCGTCGTGCATTCGAATCCTGTCGTCCTCGGCCAGTGCGGTCCGCTCAATGCAAACGATGAACTGATGACTGTCGCGCAGCATGCAGCCAGCGTCGCCCGTTGGGCAGAAATGTTCAATCGTGTGGAGCAACAGCGCGACGCCGCCATGGCCAGGGTCGCGGAGCTTGAAGCCCACTGCGTCCGTCTCGGCCAAGGCGGAGCAGAACGCTACTGGGAAAACCGTTGGCGAGACGCCGATGCGCGATTGCAGGAACTGGAGAAGCAGGAGCCGGTGGCGACCGTTGCGAAGGTGCCGGGTGAAGACTGGAACAGCCTTGATTTCCATCGCGACCTGCAAGACATGCAGCCGGGCACGAAGCTCTACACAGCCCCTGTAGCCCAGGCTCAGCACAGCGTGCCGGAAATATCTGGCATCGGTCGCGATGCCGAACATCCCAGAGCTGTAGTGCTGTATCTGCGTAACGAACCCAGCGAGGAAGATATGCGAGCAATTCAGAACTTTTTGCGCGCCATATCCGCCGACGTGCTCACCCAGGCTCAGCACAGCATGCCGAAAGCATGGCTCGACGTTCAAGCCGAGCGACGCCGGCAGGTCGAGGCCGAGGGCTGGACACCGGAGCACGACGACCTCTATTGCGCCGCCGAACTTCCGCGAGCCGCAGCGGCATACATCCTCAACGGAGCCAACGACGAGGCGCCAGCTATCTGGCCGTTCTCGGCGAAGTGGTGGAAGCCGACCAGCGCGCGCCGCGATCTGATCAAGGCCGGTGCACTGATCCTGGCCGAGATCGAGCGCCTGGACCGCGCCGCGCCCGGCAAGGAGGTAGGTCATGAGTAAGGTGAAGCGCTTGAATTTCACCGTGTCCCAGTTCGAGAGCGTTGTTCCGTATGCGTCAGAGCATGGCCAGTACGTCAGATATGCCGACTACGCCAAGCTAGAAGCCGAGGCCCAGGCGCTAAGGGAGGAAGTCGCAGAGTACGAGGCTCTCTGCAACCGTCAGGCCGAGTTGCTGAGCCAGTCCATTGTCGCCATTCGAGGGCCAGAGCCTGAACTCACGCGCTGGGGATATGCCGACTTACCACTACGTGTAAAGACGATTGTTGAGGAAGTCGAAGCCCTGCGCGCAAGGGTGGTGGTGCCGGATGGGTTTGCGCTTGTGCCTATCGAGCCGAACGACGAAATGCTCAGCGCTGGATGCGTAGCTGACAACGCAATGCACAGCAACCTGAGCAACAGGGACAACAAGCATCGGTGCTATCAGTCAATGCTGAATGCGGCCCCGCGCCTCAACGGCAAGGCGGTGAGCGAGGGGCTTTTGCGGCGGATCGTAACTCCGGCACTTACCAGTTCGGATGCGCAGGACCGCATTGGCGCACTTGAAGAGTTGAGCGCCCTGCTGAGCGAGCAAGAGTAACCCTCTGATTTCCCTCCGATGCCGGAACCCCGGCATCGACACCCAACAACGAAACCAACGCATCCGCCCCCCGGAGGACCAACCGTGGACAACGACAACGAAACCATATTGGCAGTGATAGTCATCGTTCTCTTCGTCCTGGGAATCTTCCGGGTCGTCGGGGATATGCAGGAACTCTACAGGCAGACCGAGTTGAAAGGACAGGAGTTGAGCAGATGGAGCAAGCAGTGAACAGGCGAGAGGTGACATTCCTCTCCGCAGTGGATGCCAGCAGGATAGAGACGCCTAGCAACGTCATCAGCATCGGCAGCAAGGGTGATTGGTACGCCTTTGCCTGCGATCACAAGCGCGTTCTGCGGCTGGAGTTTGATGATGTAGACGGATACCTGGGAAGCGATGGTTTTCGGGTGTTCAGCCACATTGACGCCAAGAAGATCCACGACTTCGTGAACGAGTGCGGCGATGAGCCGATCATCGTCCACTGCCAAGCAGGCATGAGCCGATCCGCCGCAGTCGCTAAGTTCCTGGCCGACAAGCGCGGTTACACCCTGAACCTGTCGAAGCCTTGCCTAGGCACCACGCAATTCTACAACCGACATGTCTACGGAACGTTGAATCTCAACGATGCCGAAAGCATGAGCGCCTATTACGCCGAGATGGAGTTGGCCGATCGGCTGCGTGGCCACCCAAAGGAGTCCTGACCGTGCCTGACATGAGAGAAGAGTTTGAAGCGTGGGTATCAGGCAGAAAAGTCTGCACTCGTTACGGCGCGAAGTTGAACACCAACCCCGACGGCATGTACTCCGACTACCGGATAAACGATAGATGGTTGGCCTGGAAAGCCAGCCGCGCGGCTCTGAGGGTGGAGTTGCCGGACGACGGCATTGAGGACTGTCAACGTGACTGGCAGAACTCCTGCCGTGACAACTTCGATACCGGCTACTGCTATGCGACTGACCGGATCACTCAAGCCCTCCAGCAAGCCGGAATCGAGGTGAAGGAAAATGGATGAGCCACTTTTCAACGAACTGCTGGAAAGCGTGAAGCAGGCGGACCAGATCATGACCGACCACGCAGAGCTGCGGAGGCTGGCTAAGGCGGCAACGCCTGGGCCTTGGCGTGTTCAAACCGGGTGCAGTTGGCGCCGCATCGGAACCGACAGCGGTGATGGAGATGTACTTCGTCCATGCACGCACCCGCATGATGGCTGGCCTGACATAGTAGCGCCCGCAGAGAATTTGAAATACATCGCATCCGCCAACCCCAAAGCCATCCTCGCCCTGCTGGACGAGATCGACGGGCTGAGCGACGAGTTATCCGCATGCACCGAGCATCCGGGCGGATGTGGGTATTGGCGCGAGGCCGCCAAGCGTAGAGCCGAAGAGCGCGACCGGCTGAGGGCGCAGAACGATGCGCTGCGGGGAGCGCTACATGCCGTTCAAGCTGAGGTAGACGGGAATCTCCGCCCACTTACCCGCGACCTCGTGAACATGGTCAGCGGCTTGAATAACGGCACTCACCCGAATGACATCTACGAACACTGCGACGAGATCGAAAGGATCATCGGAGCAGCCCTGGAAGGAGCCAAGCCATGACCGATATCAACAAACTGAAGGAATTGGCGGTGCGTGCTCTTCCATTTGCACCAGGGGAATGGTTCGTGGAGAACGGAATCGACCAAGTGCGCGATTGCGCGAACGATTTCGTTTGTGAGACGGGCGAGGATGAGCCAATCAAGGCATCCTTCATCGCCGTCGCCAATCCACAAGCCATTCTCAAGCTGATTGCCGAGGTTGAGCTGCTGAGCGCTCGGCTCAAGGCGGAGAACTGCGCCCACAAGGACACGCAGAAACACTGCGAGTGGTTGGTGCAGGGCTTGAAGGAGTGCGCAAGCGCCCTGCCTGGCACCTACTACATGGACCCTCCAGACGGCGGCAATGTCAGCATTCCAGAGCAGATTCGGCGTATGGCGAAGGACGCCGCGCGCTACCGGTGGCTGCGAGAGCGAGACCTCGAAACGATCAGACAAGGCGGCGTATTCGCCGGGATGACCCCTGAGAACATCGTACTCAACCAGGAAGACCTGGACGCTGAAATCGACGCAGCCCTAGAAGGAGCAACGCAATGAACGACCGCGAACTACTCGAACTGGCGGCGCGGGCGGCGGGTTTTACCGGGTACGGATTCTTCCTGGGCGATGATGGGATCGATGTCAGTGACGAAACTGGTACTCGCTTCGCCTGGAACCCGCTTACCCAAGATCACCACGCGCTCAGGCTGGCGGTGAAGCTTCGCCTGGACATTACGTTCTACAACGGTTTTCAGGAGGTGGCCGCCGAGCCATCAAATGGTGACGGGATGAACCCTTGCCAGGAAGTGTTCACAGAAAACCCGTATGCGGCAACTCGGCGAGCAATCGTCCGCGCCGCCGCCGAGATCGGCAAGTCTATGGGAGGTGGGGAATGAGCGAAATGCGGGAGGTATTCGAGAAACGAATGACCGGCATATTCGACCTGTCCGCCCACGTGGACAGCCAGGGAAACATCCGATATTCGGACAGCCACACACAGGCCGCTTGGGATGGATGTCAATTGGTGGTGGATTTATTCGAGCCGGCGCCATCAGCCGAGGCAAGGATGGACCTCGACTACATCGGAAGGCTTCATGCTCTGGAGAAGCTGAGACTACGCATCGCCGCTCACATGTTCATCAGGGAGAATGGAGAGCTGCTCGGATATGGCGTAACAGTCCCTGAGATGCGTGAGTTCCGGGAACTCCTTATCCCGTTCAACGGCGAAATCAAGATCAAGTAACCCAGCCGAGCCCACTAGGGCCTCTTCCTGAGGCCCGCCCGGCTGGGCGTTCAAATCCTACCAGAAGGCCTGACCGAGCAGTTAACCCCCATATTGCCCGATTCGGGCGCCCTGCCCGGCCAAGCCTCCACGAATTCTACCCGCCAACCCGATGCCGTTGATCGGCCAAGGTCTCGCTATGTCTTTGATTTCAGTTGAGGCGGCCGCCGGCATTCTCGGCGTGAGCCGCAGGACCGCGTACCGCTACGCGGACGAAAAGCTGATCCCGGTGGTCAGGTTCAAAAAGACCATCCGGGTCCACAAGGAAAAGCTCGAACAGATGCTTGAAGAGGAAGCCGCTGCTAGCATGCGCGACGCGGTCGGCGTACCGGAGGAAGTATGCCGTACAAGAGAAACGACTCCGCCTACTGGTGGATCTCTTTCAAATCAGCAACAGGAAAGCTTGTTAGACGCTCTTCTGGAACTGCCGACTACTCGGCGGCGAAAGCACTAGAGCAACAGGAGCGCGCGAAAGCGTGGAAGGAAAAGGAAATGGGCGTGAATCCGCCCAGGACCTTTGAGGAGGTGATCATTCCGTACCTGCAGCACGCTCGCCAGCATCAGCGCAGCTACGAAACGACCGTGCACCGCATAAAGCCGCTGCGCGAGTATTTTGCCGGACGCGTGGTCAACGATCTAGGGGGCCAGGACATCCGGGGATACGGTTCGCACAGATTGGATGCGGGCGCATCCCCGGCAACCATCAACCGAGAACTCGCCGCCCTCTCCGCGGCGATCAACCACTGCAACACAGAACTGGAGTGGGCCCTCCCGAATCCCGTTAAGGGACGGAAGATGCGCGAGGCAGAGGGGCGTGATCGTTGGCTGACAAGGGCAGAGGTCGAGGCCCTGTGCCGAGCCGCGCGCGGGCAGAAGTTTGGCCCGATGCTGGAGGACTTTATCCGCCTGGCCGTCAACACAGGGTGCCGGCGGGAGGAAATGCTTGGCCTGGAGTGGCGCAGGGTCGATTTCGCAAATCGACTGATCTACTTGGAGGCATCCCACACGAAGGCAGGCAAGCGCCGGAGCATCCCGATCAACGAAGGGGCGATGGCAGCACTAAAGCGACGAATGGCATTCAGGTCCGAGACCAGCCCGGAATGCCCCTGGGTCTTTGCGCGCGCTAACGGTGATCGAGTGATATCGCTTTCGGCCGGCTTCAAGCAGGCCTGCCAGGCAGCGAAGATTGCGGACTTTACGATTCACGACCTGCGCCACACCTGCGCGGCATGGCTGGTCAGCGCCGGCGTTCCGCTGGCGGATGTACGGGATCTGCTCGGACACTCGACAGTCGCGATGACTGAACGATATGCCCATCTTGCTCCGGCCAGGGTAAGGGATGCTGTTGGGGTTCTTGATCAAGTCCGTGAAAGCCGCATTTCACGTTCTGTTCACGCTGATAATCCAGCGCATCTACATGGAGGGCCGCTGAAGCTCGTAAACACTTGATTTAGAAGGTGGTGCGGACGGAGAGACTCGAACTCTCACGCCTTGCGGC